GTCCATGCTCAAACTGTCCGTTTCGGATCGGGCAGGGGCGCTTGTTTGGCATGACGAAACGACGGCTCGACGAGATTTTCCGGTCGCCTGCTTTTCAGTGTCACAAGACGCTACTTTATGACGATGATGGGCAACCAGTTGTCAACGGGCCAAAGACGCAGCAATGCGCCGGGCTGATGGCGGTTCTTCACCGGGAAGGTCAGGCCAACACGATCATGCAAGTTGCGGAGCGTCTCGGATACCTCGACCCGAAAACGCTTGATCCTGATGGCGAAGCCTATGCGTCGATTGACGAGGCCCAGGCTGCGCATAGCGACATCGTAGAAGGACGCAAAAGATATGGCTGACAACACCCCCGCCGCGCGGCCCACGCTGCTCCCGCCACGCGAAGCCAACCCGTTCTCCGCGGGCGAGATTGCCGTCAATGCGTCCGGCAACCGCGGGATCGTCGCCGTCGAGCAGCAGAAGGCTATCGCCGAAATTCAGGCCCGGCTGATTGTCGCCAGAGCCAACCCGCGCGACCCGATCCGGTCGATGGAGCTGATCCTCAACGACTGCACGCGGACCTCTCTGGCGAACAATGCGGTCTACCAGTATGCGCGCGGCGGGACCGATATCCGCGGTCCCTCGATCCGGCTCGCCGAGGCGATTGCCCAGAGGTGGGGCAACATCGCGTCAGGCCTCAAGGTGATGTCGCGATCGGGCGAGTATTCGGAGTGCGTCGCCTACGCGTGGGACTTGGAGAGCGGCTACTACGACGAGCGCCAGTTCCCCGTGCGGCACTGGCGCGACACCCGCCAGGGCGGCTACCAGCTCACCGACGAGCGCGATATCTACGAGCTGATCGCGAACATGGGCCAGCGCCGCAAGCGCGCCGTGCTGCTGACCGTAATCCCTGGCGACGTCACCGAGGCCGCCCTCGAGCAGTGCGAGCGGACGATGCATGCCGCCGCCGACGTCACCCCCGACGGCATCAAGAAGCTGGTCGAGGCGTTCGCCGAAATGGGCGTCACCCAGCCGCAGATCGAGGCGCGGATACAACGCCGCCTCGACGCTGTGCGACCGGCGCAGATCGTGATGTTGCGCAAGGTCTTCATGTCGCTGAAGGACGGCATGAGCGAAGTCGCGGACTGGTTCGAAGCCGTGGTGTCCCAGCCCACAGGCGAAGGTGACGCCCCGTCGGGGCAGCAGCAGCAGCAGCAGGGAACGCGGCGCCGCACGCGCCGCACCCGGGACGCGGATCCGCCGCCACCGTTGGCGACCCCGGCAACCGAGGACAACAAGCCGGCGCCTACGACCGAGGACAACAAGCCGCCACCAGAGGAGGGGCGGCAGCAACAACAGCAACCGAGCGGTCGCCGACAAGTCCAGTTCGAGGTGTGAGGAGTAGTTCGGATGCCACACGCTGTTTACGCCAAGATCGACGAAGAGCAATTCCAAGCCCTGGTGCGCGGCGAGGCGGTCGAGATCGAGAGCGTCGCCGGTCCCAAGGTTGTCGTCATCCTCGCCGACATCGGCTGGGCGTCGATGATGCGCGCGATCGAGGTCGCGATGAAGGGGGCGCGCGGCGGCGGGACCGACATCCGCGGCGGCTCAATGCGTCTCGCCGAGGACATCGCGGAGCGGTGGGGCAAGATCGGGACCGACCGCGACAAGTTCAGGTTCGACGAGGTGTAGTGATGTCGGGTTACGTCGCGTCGCCGAAGCCAAAGCCCGAGAAGCCGCCGGTCCCGTCGACGAAGGAACGGCTGTTCGTCGCCTTGTGGAGGTTCAAGATGGAGGTCGACTCGCTGGATTGGTCGACGCTCGCGATGAGCGAAGACGACAAGGCGGAAATTCGCGCCGATTGGGCGAAGGTCGTGACCAGCCTGCGCGACGGGTTGGCGCGGGCGAGGGCGGGACAATGACCGAGCTATTCCCGATCGGCATCGACGAGCAGATCGCGTGCGTGGAGCGCGAGATCGCGCTGCGCCGCCGGGTCTACCCGCGCCGGATCGCCGACCGGAAGATGACCCAGCAGCTCGCCGACCGACAGCTCGCGGCGATGAGCGCCGCGCTCCATACGCTTCTTTTCGTGAGGGACAACAATGGTCACCAGCGTTGATGTAGCCGTCCGCAATTTCCGCGGTTGCGCAGACGGGCGGTTCTCGTGTTCGCCGATCGCGCTGATCGGCGGGCTGAACGCGGCGGGCAAAAGCTCGATCGCCCAGGCGGTCGGCTCGGCGCTCACCGGCAACACGCTCCCGATCGAGGGCATGCGGGCCAATGCCGCGGGTGCGCTCGTTCGTATCGGCGCGACGATGAGCGTCGTCGAGGTGTCAACCAACGACGGCTCTTGCTCGGTCGAATGGCCGTCTGCGCGCGCCACGACCGGCGGTGGTCGCCCTCCGCAGGCGAGCGAGTTCGCCGTCGGCCTGCAGTCGATCGTCAAGATGGCTCCGAAGGATCGGCTGCGCGTCCTTGCCGATTATCTGCACGCCGACCCGACACGCGAGGATCTGGCGGCAGCGCTAGGCGAGGCCGGGCTGGACCCCGAGGTCGTGCTCAAGTCCATCTGGCCGATCATCGAGCAGAGCGGCTGGGATGGCGCGGTGCAGGCCCGGCGCGAGCGCGGCGCCGAGATGAAGGGGCAATGGCGAGGGGCGACCGGCGCGAATTACGGCTCGCGTGTCGCGGGGTCATGGCGGCCCGATCTGGCCGAGCTGGACGAGGCCGAACTCGCCACCGTTGTCAGGAACGCGCAGGCCGAGCGCGATCGCGCGCTGAGCGCCCAGGCGGTCACCGCAGCCGAGCGGACACGGCTCGAGGAGGAAGCCGACCTTCTCGACGTCCGCCACGATGCGCTCGCTCGGGCCAACACGCGGGTCGAGGAGTACACCGCGGCCTATCAGCAGGCGCAGCAGCATCGCGCCGCGCTCCCGCCAGCGGGAAAGCCGGAGACGATCCCGTGCCCGTACTGCGGCCAACCGATCCTCATCAACAAGGTGTCGTTGGTTGAGACGAGGTATGAGAAAGCCGACGATATCGCCTTGGATAGCAAGGAGCTGCAGAAGCGACGTGACGCAATTGCCACAGCGGACGGAAAGCTATCGCACGCCAACGATGATCTGCAGCAGGCCCGCAAGGATGTGGCAAACGCCGAGGCCGCGGTGCGCGGCTCGAATGACGCGAAAGAACGAATCGCTAACTGGCCCCGTGCCGTCGAAACGGGCGTGGACATCGCGACCGCCGAGCAGCAGCTCCAACGGGCCGAGAAGCGGCTCGCCGAGCACCGCACCAAGATCGAGGCCGATCGGCTGCACCGGCTGATCGAGGGCAACGAGATCGTGATCGATCTACTCGCCAGCGACGGGCTGCGCGCCAAGAAGCTGGGCCGGGTGATCGACGTCTTCGATGCGCAACTGGCCGACCTCTGCCGGGCCGCCGGGTGGCTCGCGGTGCGCGTCGACGACGCAGGCAATATCGGCTACGGCGACCGCGCCTATGGGCTGCTCTCGACCTCGGAGCAGTACCGGGTGCGCGCCATTCTGGCGGTCGCTATGGCGCAGCTTGACGGCTCGCAGCTCGTCGTCCTCGACGGCGCCGACGTTCTCGACGCGCCGTCGCGCGGCCAACTGTTTTCGATGCTCGGCACGATCGACGTTCCGGCGCTCGTCACCATGACGCTGGCCCGGCGCAGTCTGATGCCGGACCTCGCCGTCGCAGAGCTTGGCCGCTCCTACTGGCTGACCGGCGGGGTTGTCGAGCCGATCGACGATCGCGTCGCAGCTTAAATGCCGCACCGGAAAAGTTTGCAAACCTCATATGTGGACAACTAGTTATGGCCCGCGATCGACTAACCTTCCGGCAACGAGACGTAACGGCGGCGATCAAAGCCGTCGAGGCGGCAGGGAAGTCTGTCCACCGGGTCGTGGTCCGCAAGGACGGAGTCGAAGTCATTACCGGCGACGACGTCGAGCACTGCACCGATCGCCCGACAGACGCCGATAAACGCATCTTGGAGCGCATGAAGAATGCTTTACCGCCAAAGAAGGTCTGAAGCTGACAAAAAGCTCTGGCCGCACCTTCACCCCTTCACCGACCGCCACGGGAAGAGACGATGCTACTACCGCTACAAAGGCCGCAGCGTGCCGATCACCGCGGACCCGGTCAAACAGCCCGAGCTGTTCAAGGCGCAGTACGAGGCCGCGCGTGATGGCAAGCCGATGCCCATCGAGCCGGATCCCGGCGCGCCGAAAGGTCGGCACCCCGCGGGAACGTGGAACGCCGCGATCGACGACTACCTCGGGACCAGCAAATATGCCGTCAAGGCCGACAACACGAAAAAAGCCTACCAGCCGTGGATCGATCTTCTCCGCGCCGTCGTCGGCGACGAGCTGATGAAGAACACCACCCGCTGGTCGATCTTCAAGCTCCACGACGAGGTCGTGAAGTCCGATCGCAAGCCGCAGGCGAACACCTTCCTGTCGGTTCTCAGCAACGTCATCCACGTCGGCAAGATCCGCGACTGGTTGAAGGACGATCTGCTCATCGGCATCGAGCATCAGGAGGTCGAGAGCAACAGCCATCGCCCCTACACCCAGGACGAGGTCGAGGCGTGGAGGAGCACCTACCCGATCGGCACGATGGCGCGCGCCGCGTTCGAATTCGTCTATCAGTTCGCGCTTAGCCGGGCCGAGCTGATCGTGCTCTCGCCGGCCCACATCACGGGCGGCGTGCTCTGGATCACCCGAGTGAAAACCGGCGCACCGCAAGTCGCCAACGTCTATGGCGATCCGATCATGTGCGAGGTGTTGGAAGCCTTCCCGCAGGCCGACGACAGCGTCGTCAATCTGCAGGGACGAGCGACAATGCCGTTCCTACGCAACCGCTCTGGCAGGCCGTGGCTGTCCAGCGCCTTTGGCAAGCAATGGCGGCGATGGGCCGAGGCCGCGGGACTGCCCAGCGATTTCACGATACATGGAGGGCGCAGCACATTCGTTACCGACGCTATGGATACCGGCGTCGCCAATCAGGACGCCATGCGGGTCACCGGGCACCTCGACGAGCGCGTGTTCTCGCGGGTCTATGGCAAGAAGCACAACAAGGAACGGGCCGCAGCGCGAGCGCAAAAGGCCGTGCTCGCAGAGCGGCAGAAGCGTGCGGCGGCGCTGAAGGTGGTCGCATGAGCGAGTCCCGCGTCTGGATCGCCCAGTGCCTCTGCCCCGACCGGCACTGCATCATCGGGGAGATCGGCCTGGCCGAAAGCGACGCCGAGGCCGAGACGAATGTGCGCGCCCCGCTGCGCCGAAAAGTCGTCGAATTATTAAAGAGCGGCGAGATCAATCCTTGGTGCGCGATCTGCGACGCGAACCGCGCGACGTGGCGCTACGAGGTGCGCCGCACCGCGTTCGGCTCAGTGGAAGAGGCAATCCCGAAGCTGCGGGAAACCGAGGCGAAGAATGCTCTCACGAACCTGATTTACGGCGATCTGCACCGGAACACCAAACCGAACTGAAGGGGGAGGAAGATCATGCCGACAGTATTTGCCATCGTCGACAACGACGAGGAGCTGCTTAAGCTGGTCTGGAACACCATGTGGGCCTGGCGCAACAGCAAAGTCATCGCGCGCCTCGACCAGCATCGCGTCCGCCTCAAGATCTCTGTCAGCAGGAGAGAGGACGGATTGTCGGCATCAATCCAGAGCCTGATGACCGGGATGAGCCATCCTCTCGGCGACCGGGTGATCGTCCGATCGACCCCGCCAGACAAGGATTCGCATTTTCGCAACGTGGTGCCACCGGGCGCCGTTCCTGGGCATGTTTTGCAAACCACCAACGAAAAGGTTTGCGAACTGCTGCCGTAACTATTTGATTTTGCAATGGCGGTGATATGGTTTACCGACATCGCGGGATTAACGCGAAACGCCAGTAAATCAATCACTTAGCCTTGCAAACCACCCCCAAAGGGCACATAGCGCAATCAACGGCTTAGTTGGGCGCTCGCAAACCCGAGGGGATAACCGCGAGGAGAAGTGAAACCATGATTAGCATGCTTCAAGTCGCCGAGGAGATAAAAAGCCTCGAGCGAGAAAACGGGAACCTCGACCCCAACGACGTGGTCGAGCGGGCGCGCGATGTTAACTCGCCCATGCACGGCTTCTTCGAATGGGACGACAACGAAGCCGCGAAGCAGTACCGCATCAACCAGGCTTGCCTGCTCATCCGCCGCGTCAAGGTTCAGGTCACGGTGCGCGACGTCGACCTCGATGTCGTCCGCTATGTCCGCGACCCGGAGGCGTCCGGTCAGTACAGCAACATCCTGCGGGTGCGGGGCGAGGAAGCACGCTCACGGGACGTCGTCGTCGACGAGATGGCTCGCGTCAAGGGTGCCGCCAAGCGCGCCCGCGCCGTCGCCACCGTCCTCGGCACCACGGCGCAAGTCGACGAGATCATCCGCTTGGCTGAGATCGTCGTCCGGCAAGCTGGCATCCAAGACCAGCCTCAAGGCGAAGCGTAAACCAAAAGGCGAGGCCAGTCGGTGCAAACGACCAGCCTCGCCCACTTCGAAGCTTTAATCCCCAAGGAAGGAACAAAGCAATGGCACGTACAACTAAAGCTGCTGCAGCACCAGTCGAAATCGACATCATGGATTTGAAGCAGGGGAGCGGCTCGTATTGCTTAGTCGGCACCACGCCCTTCTACTGCAACCGGATGGCGGCCAAAGCAAAGCGCGAGCTGTTATTGCCGCACGGCCCGATGAGCAAGACGCAAAAGGCGACTCGATTAAAACATGCGCCTTACGCGGAATATCGGGACTCGCCTTACATCTGCCAGTTCGCAGCGGGCGAGACGCTTCTTGAAATGATCGGCTCAGCGCCAAAGATGTCGGTCGCTTCGGCGGCGCTGAGAATGCCGACGTCGGCGAGCAAGACCGAGATCAAGCAACTGGTCAGATCGCCCGCCGAGAAGGTGTCGCTGTGGGGGCTTCCTCGGCTCGATATGTCGGTCGTGCGGATGGCTGGAATTAGCCGAACGCCAGACGTCAGGACTCGCGCCAAGCTCGATCGCTGGGCGATGAAAATCACCCTGCTTTGGGCCGAACCGATGCTCTCCGCGACCAAAGTCACGCAACTCCTCGGTGCTGCTGGCTTTATTTGCGGGCTTGGTGACTGGCGGGTGGAGAAGGGCGGTGAATATGGCGCGTTCCGCCTCGCCGATCCTGACGACGCGGAGCTGCTCGACATCATGCGCGAGGGTGGCTTCCTGGCGCAACAGGAGGCGCTAAAAACCCCGATCTGCTCTAACTCCGAAAGCGAAGAGCTGATGGGTTGGTATCTCGAAGAGTTGGGCCGCAGGGGCATCGACCCGGAGAAAGAGAAGCCGGAAGACATCGAGACGGATGACGAGGAGATGCTCTTCCGCGCGGGCGATGAAACCTTGGTAGCGCCCGGTAGTGTTACCGAGGCCTTGCCGGTTCAACAAAATGGGGAGGACTTTCATCCTTAGACACCGATTGGTGCGTTTTATGGCTGACCACCGGGTGCCCGCTGCGCCCGGTGGCAGCGTCACGGAAGCGGCGGTCATGGCTCGGTAGCGACTGGTGGGGCACGGCCCGCTCCAGACAAGGTTGGGCACGGCTTGGCGGTCATCGTAAGGATCGATTCGGCAAGGCGTTGTACGCCTCGGGGTGGAAAGGCACGGCTTGGCCCGGCCCGGTACGGCGGTAATGGTCGGTTGGGAGGGGTGAGGATGTGGCCTGGTGAGGGATGGCCCGGCGGGGTTCGACCCGGCGGTAGCGTTCTGTGTTTGGCAGTTTCAGGTTAGGCGCGATCGTGAAAGGCGGGGTGCGGTGCGGCGGTCGTGGCCAGACAGGGAATGCATTGGTCTGGGCAGGCTAGGCCGGACGAGGTCTGCCGTGGCGTGGCGGTCGCGGTGGGGCGTGGTTGGCCAAGGATCGGCTTGGTGCGCCCAGGAGTGGCAGCGCGGGCGGTCGTGGCAAAGTCGGTTTGGGATCGGCTCGGTGATGTAAGGCGTGCCGGGCGGTAACGGTCGGGCTAGGCAAGGTAAGGAACGCCTCGGCGACGGCTAGGTTGGGCGCGGCCCGGTGTGGCGCGGCGGTCGTGGCGAGCGACGCAGAGGCTTGGAATGGCGCGTTCGGGTCCGTTCGGGGCGAGGCCGGGTCCGGTGATTTCCGGCGTGGCTGGCATGGCTGGGCGGTTGCGGCCAGACAGGGATGGGTGCTGTGCGGCGGCGCCGGTCAAGGCTCGGTCGTGCAGGGCATGACTTGGTTCGGCGGTTGCGATCGTGGCTGGGTTTCGAAGGAAACGGTCTTGGATCGGCGGTCCAGGCCAGGTCTGGCGGGGCGGGGCGGGGAGTGGACCGACTTGGCGGTTGTGGCGCGTTTTAGGCTAGGAGCGTTACGGCGGTCGAGGCTGGGTGGGGCTGGTCTTGTTTCTGATGCAGTCTGGCGGGGCTGGGTCCGGCGGTCGTGATTGGGCTTCGTTCGCATCGGCCCGGCCTGGCGCGACGTGGCGCGGCTAGGCGGTCTAGGCATGTTCTGACGGGGATGGGCTGAGCTGGGAGAGCTTTGGACGGGCGGTCGTGGCTGGGACGGGCAGCTTGCGGATAGACATGACGTGGCTCGGCGGTCGTGGTCGGCCACGGCTCGGTAAGGAGCGCTAGGCGCGCTTGGCAGGCCGCGGCGGTCGTGGTCGGGGATAGATCGTGTCTGTGACGGGTTGGGAGAGGCTTGGGCCGGCGGTCCCGGTTTGGCCGGTTGAGGCGTGGTTGGGCTGCGCTGGATGAGGCTCACAGAGGTTAGGTTTGGCCCGGCGGGGCGGTCGTGGTCGGTCCAGGCGGGGCACGATCGTGAAAGGCGGCGTCAGGCGGTCGAGGAGCGGCGGGGTCTGGGCTGGATCCGGCAAGCTGGGGCGGGGCCGGTTGGGGTCTGTCAGGGTGCGTCGCGGTCAGGCGTGGCGGTCGTGGTCGGTCAAGGAATGGTTGGGTGCGGCGCGCAAGGCGAGGTCCGGCGGTTACGGCGGGGTCAGGCATGGTCGGTTTCAGGTCGGGCAGGCCACGGTGGGGAAGGTCTGGGCGAGGCATGACCGGGTTAGGACAGGCGGTCATGGCAAGGTGACCCAAGGTTTGGCCGCGCCGGTTCCGGCATGGCACGGCGGTCATGGCGGGGAACGACCGGGCTGCGAACGGACGGTCTTGCCTGGGTTTGGCGTGGCGTCGCTCGGAGGCGCGGTCGGGGTCAGCCTACGTGTGGAGTGAAACGGCGGGGTTAGGCTTGGCGGTCGTGGCTAGACCAGGCATGGGGCGGCATGCTCGAGGTTCGGCGCTTCGTGGCGCAGCGGTCGTGACGTGGCTAGGTCTGCGGATGGCCAGGTTAGGTCGGCGCGGCGGTCAGGGCGGGGATCGGCTCGATCGAAGGCAGGGCTGGGCGCGGCTAGGACTGGGCACGGTCATGGTGTGGCTCGGCGGTCTAGGCAGGTTCCGCCTCATCCCGGCTCTGTGAGGTTGGGCATGGCCCGGCGGTTGAGGCGGGGTGGGTTGTGGCTGGCTCGCGGCAAGCCAAGGCCCGCTGTGGCGGTAGAGGCAAGGCTGGGCCGGGCGCCGGAGTGGCTTGGGCGGCATGGCGCGGCGGTCATGGCCCAAAGTTTTGATATGGCCAGGCCGGGCCGCTTGCTCGGATGGCGGTAACCCCCTAAAAGCAAAACGCCGGTCAGAGTGGCTGACCGGCATCTGGAAGGAGGACTGCGATGCGCGAACATCGCAAGCTCCTGATACGGATACTCGTCGTCTTACGGATCATCGTCAAGAGGACATAGGTCTGTATTAGGGGGGAGTCAACCGGGTCCAAACCGGCTGGCTCCTCCCATCCCGCTCCTCTTACCGCCATAGGAGGATTTTATGACGGAATGTAGTAATGATCATGCGCCAGGGCGCAGTTATATTCATGTGGACATTAGATCGGCAGGCGAGAGCGCGCCGGTAGATATAACTAAAATCCACGGCACCTATGTAAGTATATGCGGACGGTGTGGCGCCTTCCTGCTGCAGGACTTTCCCGGCGACGAATTCCGCCCGATGACCAGAGAAGACTATGCCGAGTGGTATGCGACTATTTCGCAGCCTAAGCACAAGCCACGCTGATGAGCTGGTGGACAAGCTGACCACGGCGATGCGGAGAGTGCTCGAGGCCGAGGATCGCTGACGGGCTGTTCTCTCATGCCCTCGCAGCAATGGGCGATGCCAGTGCCGCCGCAGTCGAGGCAGATGACTGGCGGCGGGTTCTGATAGCGGCAGGGGCAGATCATGGGGGGATAGGATGACAGACTGGGTCGTGTGGAGCGAGGAGCATGGCGCGTGTAAGAAGTGCAACGGGCGCGACCCGGTCGATATGATCTGGTGTGTCCAGTTTGGACACGCGAGCGGCGACAGCCGGGAGTTCGTACCTTACGACGGCCCGCTGCCCGACAGTGACGCCTACAAAGCGAGGCAGGCTCAGTTCGATGGCGTCTTGGCAAACGGGGGCGGTCATTCGTAATCCCAATCAGTAGCGATATCGTGCGCGAGGTCTTGGATAATTTCGTTGACCTCAACCAGCGGATCGCGCCCAACACTAAGCCGCACGATTACTCTCTTACTGACCCGCTGCGCTATGCGCTCACGCTCGGCGGCGACCGCCTCGGCGATAGCCTCAAGCTGTGTCATGGCGTGGCACCCCCGTCTAGTTGTCGTTGCTTGGGCGCGGCGGACGCATCACTAGCCAAACCCACCAAAAACGCGACTGGATCATTCTTGTGCAGCGCCAACTCGATATTAAAGGCGGGCCAGCCAAGGCGACAAGGCTGGTGGTCATGGCCGCATCCTCACAGTCGGCTTATCAGCGGCGAATTGCAGATCAACGACAAAGCCGCAGATCGCGCAACGCCGCTTTAACGACTCGTCTGGCTGGCACGCCTCGCCGCTGGCGAGCGCCGACAAGCAGGGCGGACCCTCCCTATCGATCAAAGCGGCGGCACATGCTGCCACCATCGCGTCGCGCATCGATATTTTGTGGATCAGCCCAAATTCGCGAAGCACAACATCGACGATCCGCTCCGCGCGCGCCGTTCGGTTGCGATTGGGGTGGTTCATGTTGGCTCTCCCTCATCGTGTTCCCTGCGACAAATTGGGTCATCGCGCTTAACGACCTTTAATAATTTATCGATTATATAAAAGCGCGACGCCGCCTTGCTGGAAACAGGGCGGCGCCACTTTCCACCCCGATCGCGTTGGAGGCGACCGAGATGAACAGCATCAATAATACGACTAAACGCACGCCAAAGGGCGAAAGACGCACCCGGCAGAGTTGGGCGCGGTTTTTTATGCTCGCCGCGTTCTGCGCGGCGGCGGTGCTTTCGATCAACTGCAATCCGATTATCTGCGATTCCAATTTAGCCGTCGGCGTCGCTGCGGCACGCGCCGATACCGCGCGGTAGCTATCAAGTTTAAAAAAAACCCTCGGCGCCGATTTGGAAACGCCGAGGGCGAAGAACGTAGGGAGGTACGATTCATCAACCGCCGCCACTTTAACCGAAGCCCGACCCGCTTGTCAGCAAGGCCGGCTTAGACCAGCCCGAGCAGCAGCAGCACCAGCAGGATCACGAGGACGACGCCGAGCGCGCTGCTCGGGTAATAGCCCCAGCCCCGGCTGTACGGGTACGCCGGGAAGGCGCCGACCAGCAGCACGACCAGCAAGACGATGAGGACCGGGGTCAGCATCGCCCTACGCTTCGTTCGTCGATACCGCGCCGGATGCCGTGACGTAGTAAGGTCGCACGCTTTCCGGTGGCTCGGTCATCGGCGCGCGACGAATGGCAATGCACCGCGCTTTGGCGACCCGCGTGATCGTCACGGAATCGGACTGATTGCCGCCGAGCGTGTGATAGTGGGCGCCGTCCTCGGCGATATAGAACCCGACATGCCCGCCGCCGTCGCGGACGTAGACGAGGATGTCGCCGAGGCTCGCCTCGCGATCGTCGACAAAGCGCAGTCGCGGATTGCGATCGGTGCCTTCGTTCACCGCGACCGGCTCACCGAACAGCGCCCAATTCCTCGCCCACAAGGGATTGAGGATAGGACCGTGACCGGCTCGATGCGTGACGATCGCGGCGAACAGCCCGCACCACGGCACGCTGTCATCGGAGAAGCCTTGGATCGCTTTTGGATGAGCCGCGTTGATCTCGTCGCGCCAACCGTCGATCACGTCGTTCGATGCGCGCCCCGGCTCTTCGTCGGTGCCTAAGAGATCGAGCGCGTGCAGGATCGTCGGCGGGTGAACGCCCACGGTACTGAGAAACGCATATTTCGCCGGGATGCTCGCCATGTTCGTGATCCTTCCTATTTGCTGACCAGCGTTCGGGCGACTTCGCGCGCGGCGCCGACCGCCACGTCTTCCGCCGTCGCTCCCGGCGGTTCCCGCCACGCAAGATAGATGACGCCCACGAACGCCTCGGGCGAGGGCGGGATCGGCATCGCGCAGGCGCGCTTCATGCCTCGGTCGGCGAGGCGTCGCATCAGCGGCGACTCTCGAGGTCCGGTATCGCCGCAGGCTGGGTGACCGGCGAGGACGTTCACGACCGCCTGGATGTCGGAGGTCGATACGATGACCGGCAATCGCCTCGGGCTCGGGATGATCGGACGCTGCCCATCGGAGCGGCGCGCGGCGAGGAAGCGCTGGCTGTTGGCGCCGAGGTCGACCGCCCAGATCTGCACTAGGTCGGCGCCGCTATCCTCGACCAGCTTGTCGAGCGCCGCCGGGACGCCGCCTGTGTCGAGTGCCGCCGCATCCGGTGTCAGCCACGCCTCGAACAGCTCGTCGCGCTGCTCGTAGACGATCCACCCGGCGCCGCCGACGACGAACAGCGCGATCACCGCGCCGACCTTCCACGGCTTGTCAACATAGGCGAGCAGCTGCGCCAGCAAGCCCGAGGTGCCGCCGCCAGCGGGCGGGCGCGGCGGCTCGCCGGTCATCGCTTCGGCTGCGGTATCCCCTGCGCCGACCCGCAGATGAGCAGGCGAGGGGTCTGCTGCTTCATCGCCGCAATGACCGTGGCGCGCGGCACATTGGCCGCGAACTCGGTCAGCCGCTCGACGATGTTGTCGTCGTCATATTTGATCGTCGCGTGCCAGCGCGTCCCGACGATCGACAGCTCGGTTAGCTCGGGCATCTCAGTGAACCGTCGCGCTTTCGAGCGCGGCGATCCTGGCGACCATCTCTTTCCCCTGGTCGTTCAGTTCCTTCACCGCGTTGATGAGGGCATAGATCAAGTTGCCCGGTTCGAGCGTCGACAGCTCGACATTTTCCTTTTTGCCGATCGTCGTCTTGACGGTCCCGACGATCTCGGGAACGTGCGGTTTTACATCGTCGGCGATCAGCCCGAAGAGCTTGTGTGACGGCTTGTCGCCTTCGGTGAACGGCGTCCCGGCGACATAGCGAAACTGCACCGGCTTGAGTGCGACGATAGCGTCGAGGCCGCGCGTGTAGGGCTGCACCTCTTGCTTGACGCTGGCGTCGGAGATTGTCGTCCACGCTCCGGTGATGTTGGCGCAAGAGCCGTTGACAGTGAACGCGCCGGACTGCGTGCCGGTGTTGATGATCACCTGTCCACCGGAAAGGATCGTCATCCGCTGAGAATTTCCGGCATAAAAGAGTAAAGACCCCAAGTTGCCATTGCCGTCAGGTGAGGCGGCAATGGTGGGGCTGTTGCCGTTGGTGCCAGAGCCTAAGAGGATGCCCGAATAGTTAATATTACCAGACAGTCCGGCATAGAAGCTGGGGTTTGGCATCCCAGCATTGCGAGCGGCGACCCCGCCGCCGACATCGAGCTTCACGAGCGGCGTCGCCGTGCCGATGCCGACGTTGCCGCCGCCGTCAATCGTCACCCGCGCCGCGTTGGCCGTCCCAAGTTGCAGCCCGTGACCGTCCGCGTCGTTGATAATGAGAGCATAGGGCAGAGACCCGCCCATGCTGGCGCCAGAAGTATTGCCCTCGACCCCAAATAGCGCCCGCTCTTGGGTGACGCTGCCGTTCGATACCAAGATCCCGACCGGGCTGGTCGTGGTCGCGGTCACCACTGCCAGCTTCTGGCTCGGCGCCGCCGTGCCGATGCCGACGTTGCCGCCGGATTGGTTCAGCAAAAGGTTCGTGAAGCCGACATTGCTCTGAGCCGACTGTATCTCACTCCAGTGCGAGGCTTGGTTGACGCCGAAGTTCATCATCTGCGGGTTCACAACGCCGCTGCGCTGAAGGATTAGCGGAGCGTTACCGTCATTGGGCGCGGTGAGTAAAACCGTCGAGCCTAGGTTCTCCTGCCCGCCCGAGGTCGCCGACGCGCCGACGTGCAGCCTTGCCCCCGGCGCCGTCGTGCCGATGCCGACGTTGCCGTTGCCGTCGATCACCATCCGCTGCGTGACGCTGGTTTGCCCAATCCCAGCAGTATTAAAATTCAGGATGCCGCCAGCGTTGGTCGATGTCGTGTTTTCTGCCGCAGTCACGTTGATCGTGGCGGCTTGATGTTCGGCTGTGCCGTCGAAGTTGTTCCAAGTTATGAATCCCACATTGTCGCCGAGTTGCGTCGCGGTCGGCGCGGCCCCGGTGCCGCGTTTTTTGTGAAGGACGACACCCGGCGCCGAGCCGCTAGCCGCGCCAGAAAACGAATATGCGCCGACTATGCACGCCGTGCTATCGGCGGCGGCGAAACGAGTCACTTCCGCTCCGGTGTACAGCGCCGGGTTCGCGGCGTTCTGGTTGACTTCTAGCTTCGCCTGCGGCGTCGCCGTCCCGATACCGACGTTGCCGTTGTGGTCGATCCGCACCCGCTCGGCGGCCCCGGTCGTGCCATTGGCAACTGTCGAAAAAACCAACAAAGAGCCGTTTGAGGTCGCTGACCACGCTTCTGCCGTCAAGGTTGAAAGAGAAGTCGCTACCGCATAAGCCGAGCCATTCCAACTATACGATTGCCATGCACCGATAAATTGTCCGAGCGGAGGAGTTGCCGGCGCCGCTGCCGTGCCGCCGGCATGATGCAGTCCAAAGGTCGGGGCGGCACCAAACGCGGTCGACGAGACAGTAGTAAACTGGCCGTCCGCGCCGATCGCCCGCACACCGCAAAAGTTGCTGATTGGCGGAAAGGTCGCCGCCGCGTTGGCGTTGAGGATCAACCCGCCCTGGCCGGGGTCGGGCGCCGGGTTGCCGATGACGACGCCTTGGCGGATTGCCATCCTGTTCGCTAGCGTTGCCGTGCCGAGGCTGGTCGTCAGAAAGCCGAACTGTGTTCCCTGTGCCGTGTCGGTCCAGTTTTCCAACGCCGACAAAATGAGCTGACCCTTGGTGCCGAAGTAACCTGTCGCCCCACGCCCCCACGCGCCCAGAAAAAGCAGGCTGTCACCGGATTGCACAGCGGTCGGCGCCGCTGCCGTGCCTCGCGCCCTCCGCGACACAAATCCCGGTGAGGCGGTTCCGTAAGTGTCGGCGAGAACGAAGGAACCGGCTTCGCTGACCACGTTTAATTGCGCCGTCACCGGGAAGGGCTGCGGCGCCGAAGCCGCATTCGAGATGATGACCGGACCCGGCGAGATCGTGCCGCCCGCAGCCGAGAACGGCGTCGTCGTCAGCGATATGGTGCCGTCAGCCGCGACGGTGAATTGGTTGTTGAAGTTGTCGGGACCGTTGAGCGTCGGCATCGGGCGAACTCCTATCTACTCTGCCGCCGGGACCGGCTCGACGAGCGTCGGCTTGGTGACCGAGCGCGTCTCGTCCTGCGGCTGGTTGGCGATCTCGGCGAGAAGCTGGCAGCAGCGGAGATACTCGTTCGCCTCGCGCGGCCCGGTGACCGTCACCCGCTCCAGAAACGCCAGGATGTTCTGCGCGTCGAGCTGTTTAAGCATTCGGTTCCTCCTTCTAGAAGCGGCGATACCAAGTGTTATCGGCGCTGTGGTAGCGGAAAGCGATGCCGCCGCTGGCAGTCAGCGTCCCGGTGCCGCCGGATACGGTTAAGCCCGGCGCGGTGACCGCGATGGCGGTGATGGTCTGCGTCGTCGACATCTCGAATATCTGCCCGTCTGTCGGTCCCGGTGGTAGCACCACGTTGAGCGTGGCGATTGGCCCCGCAGGCTGGAGAACGAAAGCCCCGAGGCCGGTCGTCGCCGTCAGGGTCGCCCCGGTTAACGGGCGCTGGAAGCTGAAGCTGATGGTGAAGGAACCGCCGAGCAGGGCGTTGATCGTGACCATCAGATCGGAGATCATCGGCAGCAAGTGCTGGCGATGCCCGCCATGCTGCATGTCATTACTTGTGCTGCCATCATCACTGTACAGGTTGCCGTTGACGAGGACTTGGGTCATCCGATCACCTCTTCCAATGCGATCGGCACCTCATCGATGTCGACGACCGCATAACTGAACATGCCGGGGTCGGTGAACTGGGCGAGCATCGCGGTTCGCACCCAATGCACGCGCTCGTCTGGATTGGGCAACCAGATCACCGGGTCGCAGATGTCCCGCTGCCGGTACATCTCGAACTGCTTCGCCAACGCCTCGTTGTGCGGCAGGCGGAAGCTACCCTTGAAGACGCGGGGCTTGGCCCGCTCGTCGAAGTATTTCGCGCCGCCCAGCGCCTCGGTCGCGATCGTGCGGAATCTGAACCCGTACTGCGCACCGTACTGGAAATTATAGGTCACCTGATATTGGGCCGCGATCTCCAGATAGCCGGCCTGGATATAGCCCGCCGGGTTGGTCGGGTCGGACATGTCGATGCGGATGCCGGCGGCGTTGTAGTCGATCCCCACCCACCAGAGCCACAGCCAGGTCGTGCCCGCCAGCTCCTCGTCGGTGTACTGCCCGGTCCAGTAGTTGTCGTCTTCCCACTCCAGCGTGTCGTAGGGGTAGACCTCGGGCCAAACCGGCATCACGGCGCTGTCGTAGAGGAGCGTGCTCATCGCCGGTTCGAGAAAGAGCCGGATGCGGATCGTCGCCTGGAGCGAGAAATTGTGCCGCGCCAGGGCGATCAGCCCGACCCGCCGCGTATTGGTCGAGGTCGCGGTGATGACGGTGTCGATCGCGTTCAAGCTGATCGATCGCGCCACCTTGGACAGCGGCATCGCCTGGAGGTTCGAGCGCGGATAGTTGGTCTGCCAATTGCCGCCGGCAAGGGCGAAATTATCGGTGGCGCTGGGCCAGCCTAATATCGCGGAGGTGTTCGGCACGTCAGCCCCACAGCGCCAGGATCAGGATGTTGCGAATGGAATTGTACTCCATGCCGGTGATGATCATGTTCCGCCCGGTATCGTAGCCGAAGCGCGGGATGACGACCTTTACCGTCAACCCAAGGTCGAGCGAAGCCAGTGCCTCGGGACGCAGCGGGGTGTCGACCTCGATGAAGTCGCGGCGCTCCTTGAACAGCGCGAGCAGGCGATCGGCCTCGGCCTGGGCGTCGGCCTGCATGGCGAAGAGCGTCGCCACAGTCTTCTGAACCGCCAGGGGGTTCGCGATCTGCACCGAAGTATCGGTCGAGACGACGTTGCGCGTGGCGGTCGCCAGATAGGTTCGGTCGACATCGCTGACCGATCCGGCGACGGTGGTCCCGGTCAGCACCGTGTAATTGACCGCGTAAGTCAGGCTTACGCTGTACGTCGGCACGCCCTTGTCGGCGTCATTGGTCGAGAGGAACCGGCAGTCGACCATATCGAAATCGCCGACCTGGGAGTCGCTCTCCAGCCCCATCCGCCGCACGGTCGCGACCGGAACGCCCGGCGCTTCGAGTCGCTGCATCCGAAACTGGCCCGTGCGGTCGAAGCCGTACCACGCGCCAACGCTGCCAAGGATCTGATCGAGCGCGGCGCCGAAGCTCGTGTCGCTGTCCAGCCAGATGCCGACCTGGCCGGAATTGTCGGCATCGAGGGCGGTGACATCGGCCATGTTCACGTCGCCAGCCGGGATGCCGCCCGTGCCGGTGACGAGAGACAGAGCGACTTGAGCCGCCGTGCGCCCCGCCGCCCCCAGCCCCTGGGTGACGTCCGCGGACACGCCGCCGACGGGGCTGGTGCGGATGCGGAAGTACCCGCCAGCCGGCCACAGTCGGTATTGACCGGGCGACGGCTGGTTTCCCTCCATGTCGGCCTGATCGTTATAGTTCGCGCCGCGCGACAGCGTCGCCCCGGCATCGCGAACCGCCAGGACATCCTGCACCGGACCATCGTTGACTTGAAACTCCAGCCGGGCGGTATTGACCGGGAGCGCGGTGGCGTTGCCGACCTGGCCGAACGCCAGTGGCTTGGGTTTGCCCGCGATATTGTCTGCTCCCTCCAACCCATCCGGCAGCACGTTGTTGCCGAGATACTTGTTCGGCTGGATGAGCTGCTGCAAGTCTTGCAGGCGGTCCTTCAATTTGAAGCGGACCACGGCGAAGTCGAACAGCGCCTGCTCCACCCGCCCGACGATGAACGGCACGAAGCTCGGGTACGGGTCTTGATCATCCCCGAGCAGGATCGTGCAAGCCTGCCCGGCGAGGCCGAAATCGCGGAGGTTGTCCAGCGCGCCGTCAGGGTTAGCGATGCCCAGGTCGCCCTGGCTTACCGATCCAGCGCCGCCAGTCGTGCCCTTCGCAAAGATATCCCGGCGAAAGGTCGGCAGCTCCAGCACCCGGTTGTCGTAGGGACCGGGGGCGGTGGGATCGAGGTATGGCTGCGAGCTGTACCGCAGCATCGTCAGCGCGTCCGCTCCGGTGTCATAGGCCGCGATCTCGATCAGGTAGGTCAGCATGTGCCTAGCCGAAGGCTTGCCGGCGCAGGGTGTCTTGGATCTGGTTCATAATGTCGGTATTGGCCCCCTGACTGCCCGCCATGAACTCGTCGAAGTTGATCGTGACCTCAGTCAGCAACTGCATGTATTCGTGGATGATGTGCAACTCATTCCAGAGGTTCTGGTTCCAGCCGACGATGTTGTTAAGTATTTCTTGCAGCTTGTTGTAAAGGTTCTGGTTCCACGCGACTTCGTTCGAATTGATCCCGTTCAACGTGCCGTTGATCGTGCCGAGCCACCAATTGTTGTCGTTCCTCGCCTGATCGACATAGGCCGGGATCACGCCGGTCTGGCCGACGATGCTGTTCGCCGAGCCGTAGATCGCGGCGATGTTGGCGACGCTCATCGAGCCGATCGCGCCGATGATCGAGTTGCCGTTCGCGAAGGTGGCGCCGATCTCGTTGCTGCTCGAACCATAGGTCGCGGCGATCTGGGTGCTGCCAGAAGAGAAGATCGAGTTCGAGATCGCGTTGGCGACCGCCGCCAGCATGTTGATCGTATTGTTCGCGTTGTTGTTGGCGTTGCCGACCTCGGCATTGCCCCAGGCGGCGATGTTCTGGCACGTCGCGTTGCCCCACGCGGCGACCGTCCCGGCGACGGCGTTGCCCCACGCATCGACTGTCCGCCATGTCGTATCGAGCCCCGCCCACGTCGTCGACGCGATTAGTTGGCTCCAGGCGGCGACGGTGCGGGTGACCGAGTCGCCGGCAAACCAAGTCTGGTAGTTGATCGCGTTGCCCCAGTAACCGATCGTCTGGACGATCGCGTTCGACCACGCCTCGCTGCTCTGAACCGCCCAAGTTCCATAGGCGGCGATCTGCCCATAGATCGCGCTCGACCACGACGCCGCGCTCTGCGTGATCTCGTTGCCGATGTTGTAGATCGCGGTCCCGACTTGGACGTCGCCGACGGTTACCCCCGCGATCGACTGAAGCGCGGCGATCTGGGCGTCGCCCTTGGCGACCAGCGCGTTCGTCCCGGCTTGCGTTGTCGCCGCGATATTGGCGGACGCCGCCTCTGTCCGCGTCCCGAGAATATCGGTCGTGTTATAGGCCGCGCCGACGGTTGCCGTGGTCGCGCTTTCCGCCTGCGCCGCCTGCGCCGCCTGGACGTCTCTCCCCTGCGCCAGCAGCGTCGTAGTGCCGGCCTGCGTCGAGACATCAAGCGCGTGGACCGACGCCTCGTTCCGCGCCGCCACCTCGGCAGATGTCGCGTTGGCCGTCCAGATCATGTCGGTGGTATTGGCATTCGCCGTGGCGACGCTGGCGTTTCCGGTTGCGGTCGCGGTGTCGATGATCTGTTTTGAGGCATTGTCGTTCTGGGCGACGATCGACGCGGCGGTGGTGTTGGTGGTCGCCACGACCGCCGCGGCGTCCCGGCTGTTTTGGTCGACTAGAGCCGCCGATTGCACGGCGTTGGCGGTCAGCAGCGCACCCGAGTTCGCCTCTTGCTGGGCAAGCAGGTTCAGGGTGTCTTCCTTCGACCCCGCGATCAGCGTTGCCGCGTTGGCCGCATTGGAATCGAGCAGAGCCATCGTCCCGCTCTTCGTGACATCGGCGGCGATGTTGACTGCCGTCGCCGTGTTGTTGCTTGCCGCCGTGATCTGAGCGGCGCTGGTGAGGGTCGCGCCCGTGGCGAGGTCGAGGCCGGTTGTGGTCGCCCCGACGATGCTGGCGGCCCCCGCGATGCCGTTGGCGACGATGCTGTTCGAGGTGTCGATCGCCGTGGTGACGATCCGCGTGCTGCTGTCGCCCGTCGCGGACACGATGTCCCGTGACGTCGCTCGGGCGTTGTCGACGATCGCTTGGTTGGTCGCGATGGTCGTGCCGATGATCTGTTGCGCGGTGGCGGTGGTCACGTCCGAGATGGTCGAAACGGTCGCCGTGCCGTTGTCGTTGATCGCGTCCACGATCGCGTTGGTCGCTGTATCTTGGGCATTGGGCACGCCGGGTAGAGCCGCCAGCGCCGCCTTGGCCGCCTCCCACTCAGCCGCGCCCGGTGCCGAGCTGGCGAACCAGCCCTGCAAGGCCGCCTTCAATTGATCGGCGATGCCGGTGATCCCCTGGAGCGCGTTGACGTCGCCGCCTTGGGCCAGCCCGAGCTGGGTCTGGAACTGGCTCCGCGCCGCCTCGAGCCGGCTCTGCGGGCTGGTGTAATCCGGCCCCGTCTCCTGAGCGTTGAGGTATTGCCGGATCTGCAGCCCCGCTGCGAGGATCGCGTTCGACCGGGCTTGGGCGTCGGCCTGCTGCTGCGTTGCGATCGTCGCCGCCTTTGCCTCGTCCACCCATTGGGCAAATGCCGGGTTTAGGTCGGCGAGAACCTTGCGCGCCGCCTCGAGCTGGTCGTTCGTCAGCGCCTGCAAAATATTCAGCGCGGCGCGATGCTCCGTTTCCTGCACCTGGGCATCCTGATCGGAGCCGAGGCCAAGCGACTTGTTGGTCGCTTGGGTGGCGATCCGCGCCTTGTCCAGATCGCGAAGCTGCGCCAGGAATCCTTGGTTGGCCGCCGTGTAAGAGTCCTGTTGATTTTGATAAATCTGGGCTTGCTGGTTCTGAGCAGCGATCAATGCCTCAGACGCCAGAGCCGCATCCCGCGCCGACGTTGCCAGAGCCGGGAGGTCATTACCAAGATCGCCAAACGCAGCAATTACCGCATTAAGCTGCGTGCTGTTGAGTTGGGCAAACATCGTCTTCAAAGAAGCGTCAAATGTCTGACCCAATTTGTCGAAAACAGTAGTGCTGGCACCGATCGCCGACGCTTCGCGAGCCATCGATGCATAATTATCCACTAAAGACTGAACACCGTTCAGGAAGTCATTTCCGGTCGCGGTGTTGTACGCCGCGTCAACCGCCTTGGCGAAATCGACATTGATCCGCTTCGTCGCCTCGGCCAACGCCGCGTTGATTGGGTCGATCGACAGCCCGTATTGCTGGGCCTGCGTGGTCAACTGAGCGAACGTATCGGTGATCTGCGACATCGCTTGTTCAAACGGCCCCGCCTGCTGGGCTCCACTCTCGATGCTTTGGAAGGCAGAGTCGGCAGCGGTTACGATGGTGTCGTAAATCTTCGAGAAATTTACCGCCGTCGTTAGCTGGGTCGTATCTTGGATTTGGTTGATGTCGAGCGACCCGACAGCCTTCTGCAACGTCGGGCTCAAGGCGGATAGGTCGCGATGCTCAAAAAGGAACTTAGCGACTTCTTGAACGACCGCACCCGCGTCCGAGCCGGTGAAACTTTTCACCCCTTCGCCCGACGCGATGTTCACCTTGATGCCATCCCGCGACCCGGCCTGCGCGATCAACGTCGCCTGGGGCAGGACCGACGCACCAAGAATCTGGGTGATGTTAGCCAACGTCGTCGAAATCGGCTGAAGGATGCCCTGCGCCGCCTGATCGTTGGCGGCCACACCGCCGCTGGTGAACGCGCCCAATTGGCCGGTCGCCAGGTTGAGTGAACCAGAACCCGCATTGTTGGCAGGCTTGGGGCCAAAAAAGCCACCGAGCAAGCCGCCGCCCGCGCCGCCGATAATGCCGCCGAGCAAGGTGCCGATACCGGGAACGATCGATCCGATGATTGCGCCCGCCAGCGCGCCGCCGGTCGAGCCGATCATGCCGCCGGTCGACTTTCCGCCGCCGATCATCGGGCCGATGAACATATTGGCGAGCGACCCCACGGTCGCCCCGGCGCCGACGCCGCCGAGGAAGCCGCCGAGCGTGGTCCCGCCGAAGAGCCCGCCCGCGACACCACTGCCAGCAATATCCGACGTGGCTCCCGTCGCCGCGTTCGTAAAAATGCCCGCCCCGGCACCGCTGCCAGGAAGCAAGCCAGAAGGGGCAAAGCCGAGCGAGGTGCCGATCGTATTGTTGACGAAGCCGCTGATGCCGCCGCTGCCGAAGAGCCCGCCGCTGCCGCCGCCGCCAAAAAGGCCCGACCCGGTATTTGCCAGCGAGCCGACGCTCGAAACGGTGCTGAGCGTGCCGGTGAGATTGCCCTCTTTGTCTCTTTGCTCCAGGGTTATCGGAGCGCCAGTGGCACCGCTAGTACCTTGGCCCCCACCACCAAGGCTACCTCCGAAGATACCGCTCAACAAACTCGCGCCGCCGCCACCGCCAAAGAACGTCCCGAAATTCGACGCCGCGCCGCCAAAGTCCAGCATCCCCAGTAGCGACCCGATGGCGGGCTTGATGACCGACATCGAAATAAGCTGCGACTCAAGCTGCACCAAGGCATCCTTGAAGATCGTGTGCCACGCAGTGATCTTCTTCCCGCTGAGTGCGTTGGAGACGTTCTGAGTAATCGCTTGATCGACGGTCTGACCGACACTGGTCAGCACATCGTTCAGTCGCTGCGCGGCGCGCTGTTGTTCGGCGAGAGCAATGTTGGACTTCCCCAAAGCATCGACGCTCGCGAGGTAATTTTTGGCCTCATCACTCGACAGGTCGACGTTCTTGCTGATCAAAAACTGCTTTGCCTGCAACAGCGAAACCTGGCGTTGGATTTCCTCACTGGTCTGGAAGGCGTACTGCGCCTCGACCTTATTAACCTCGATCTGATCCTTGTTGGAGTTGATCTGCTTTTGGAGTTCCAGCGCGGTCTGGGCTGCGTCGTTCTTCTTGATCAGCGCCAGCGTGACCGCTTCAAGCCGTTTTGCTTCCTCGATATAGGCCGCATTGCCGGTCGCCTCGGCCTTGGCGACCACGTCATGCGTGGCCGCGGTCGCCTGGTTCTGAAGCTCCATCTCATGCTGGGCCGCCGCGCCACCCTTGGTGGCTTCGGCCAGCCTTGAAGTCTCGGTGTACTGCAACTGGAGCGCCGGGATCGCCTTGGCGCTGGCGGTCAGCGCCTCGGCGGCTTGCTGAGATAGAATCCTCTGAGTCTGTTGCGCGACATCGCCGCCGTGCTCGAGCACGTCAACACGAGCCTGTTCCGCCGCCGCCGCCTTGATCCCGGCTTGTTCGCTCTCCAGATAAGCGTTCGCGACACCTTCCTGCCCCTTGATGGTAAGGTCAACCTTCTGATTGGCAGTATCGAGCGCGACATTTTGTTCTATCAGTGAATTTTTATACGCATTAAGTCCGGCAGTTTGTGCCAATTGGTCATTATGACTAGTATTAAGTTCTTGGTTATATGCAGCGTAAGCTGCGGTTCTTGCTGTGGCGATTGGGCCGCTCAGCGTTTGATTAACCGTAACATTTTGACCAAGCAACCTATTCTGCTCGGCCAAAACAGCGTCAAGAGCAGCGACAGCTTTCGGGTCTTGACCTTGAAACGGCCCACCACTCACAGACGTAGCAAGACCAATTTGCGGTGCGCCCCTAAACCCGATGTGACCAATGTCGGCTGGCGAGCTTGGGCTGATCGGCCCGCCCATCGAGCCGAACAGCGCACCGTTTTCCATGAACGGCAGAAGCTGCGGATATTTCTGTGCAATAAATGCTGCCGCGTTTTTAAACGTCTGCCCGTAAAGACCGCCAGGTGTCGTGTCGGTCCCGGTATTCGGGTATTCCTGCCCGGTCGTCGTATTGATGATCTTGTAATCGAACGCGCCGCCAGCAGCTGGATTGTGTGCCGTGCTTGCGCCAACTGAAGAATTTGACTTCTGGCGACCGATGCTGGTGATCACAATCCCGAAACCGGGCGGAAGCTGAGTGACCACATTCGACATCGTGTCGATGTAAGCCGGGGCATTTGGTGTCATAACCACACCCGGCCTGACCGAAAACTTGTTTCCAGAGAGGAGTGTCCCGTAGTCACCGCCGTAAGTCGGTGTCGTCGTTCCTAAGCCGGGTTGCGGGACACCTGTCGCGCTAGGCACCGTCCCTGTGGCTAACGGCGCACCCGCCCCTGACAGCCCGTGCGCTTCCATAAACTTGTCACTAAAAATCTGACCCTTGGTGATCAGATTGGTCAGATCAACCGCTAACTGCGTCAGGTTTTCTTGTGCCAGCTTAAACGCGCCGCCCTTAGCAAGAGCATCGAGAAGACCGTTCCACGCCGAACGGAACTTCTCAGCCGCTTTGGTCGATTCATCGGTATTGGCGGCGAAACCTTTCGACGTGTCTCTAATATCCCTAAAGACGCGATTCAGCGCGTCACCACCCCTGCCCTCCTGGGCCATAGTGAGCACAAGCCCTGCTTCCGCCTTGTCGATCGCGTGGATATTGAAGGCAAAGTCGACCATCGTCTGAATGCCGCCATCCATAGCGGCCTGAAAATCCTTCATGCCCTGCGCCACGTCGACATTGCGAAGCCTGGAAGTGGCAATCGCGACATCGGTGATCTCTTTGGCGAAGGCAGGATCAATCTTTGTGTTACGAGCAAGGTCAGCGACAAACTTATTGGCATCCTCTGCCGCTACACCGACGTTCCGCAACGCCAACGCAGCATCTTCCATCCCCTTGATGGTCTTGCTCGAATCGTCGCCGATCGTGCCGAGCGCGTTGTTGAACTGCTTGATGGTCGATGTATTGGCGGCGGCCCGTGCCAAGACAACCGCGAACCCGACAGCAAGAGCCGCCAGCGCCGTCACCGCGAGGGTGGTCGGCGTGATCATCCCCGCGATAGCTTCCTTGACGCCCTTCAGAACCGGCCCGACGCCGCCGCCTTGGGCAAATGCCTGGATGACCTGGCCGCCCTGCTGAACGAGGATCGTGAACGGGCTTTGCCCGCTGAGCAGCCCGCTCGCGATGTCGTTAAGCTGGAACCCCATGTTGGTAACGGCAGCATTTAGCTGCCCGGTTGTTTGGGTCGCTTTGCCCTGTATGTTACTGGTGTGATCCAAGTTGCTGCTGACACTTTTTAGCGCAGAGTCATATCTCTGCGTTTCGATCAACAGCGCCGCCTCATGCTCTTCTTGGGTTTTAAAGACGGTATTGCCCAAAGCAGCGGCTTTGGCGATCGCAGCTAGTTCCGCTTCGTGCTGCTTTTCGAGCGCAACCAGCGGCACATACTTCAAACGAAGCCCGTCGACCTCCTTCTCGTAAGCCTTAAGCTGATCGACGAATTCCGCATAGGAGGGAGGGACAGCATCTTTCGCGGCTCTCGCTGCATTGCCAGCCGCGGTGGCGACCTTGTCGTAAGCGTCAGCGGCTTCCGCAAGCGCTGCCGCCGCCTGCGCTTCGCTAATTCTTCCAGCACCGACAAGCAGATTTACTTCTTGCTGAACCTGCTTGTACCGCAGCCCAGCCGCGTACACCTTGTCGTAGGTCTGCGCTAAGCCTTCGACCTTTGTCTCGTAAGCCGCGACCTCGGTTAGGAACTCGGCATAGGATGGCGGAACCGCGCCCTTTAAGGCTCTCGACGCATTGCCAGCCGCCGTCGCTACGTCGTCGTAAGCCTTCGTCGCGGCTGCAAGAGACACCGCGGCCTGGTCGGCGGTGAGTTCGCCGGCTCTCAGGAGTAAGTTAATCTCCTTCTGGGCCTGGCCGAACTTCAGTCCAGCGGCGTACACCGTGTCATATATCGGTTTGATCCGCGCAATCTCTGCGACATACGCAGCAATGTGCTCAGAAGATTGCTGAACAGTCTCACCATATGCTTTTGTCGCATCCGCAGCTTTATTCGCAGCAGCGATTTCTAGATTATATTTATCAATCACCAACTGCTTGACAGCCGAGGATTGCGCTTCGTCAAGCTGCAATTCCCTGGTGAAGCGCGCGACCCTGTCCAGGCCGTTCGCTAACTTAAGCGCCGCCCCCGACGCCTTGTCTTGCGCACCAACAAATTTGGCGAACTCGTTAGTTGTCGTCCGTATTGCCCTGGTGACTCTTTCATTGGTGGCGGCGTTCTCGTTGCTGGCACCCGTCGCTTTTTGCGTCGACGTCGTCAGTTTCTTTGTCGTCGCGTCAAGCAACGCAGCCGCAGCTTCAGCGTCAGTGAGCTGCTCACGCCCCTGAACCAGTAGTTTGACGACTAAGGTGTCAACTAAAGCCACCGCTCACCGCGCTCCATTCTCAACGACGCCTTGGCAAAATCGGCCCGCGTAAAGCACCATTGCCGCCGCCCATCCGAGGCTGTGGTTTCGGTGTTCGATTTTCGGTTTCCGTTTTCTCGGCCTGGACACTGGCGCGCAGCATCCCGAGCTGTACCAACGTCCGCGATTCCCACGGCTCCAGCTCGCCGACCTGGCTCAGTGCCTGCCAGGATCGCAGCGCTTCCCAGGTGATGACCGGCGGGGCAAAGCCATTCGGGGCCAAGCCATACGAGATCTCTTGAAACCAGCCCCAGAGGTAATCGAGCAGATCGGGGAACTCGGGACCGCTATCGATTTCCGGCACTTTGACCGGCTGATCGCGGCGGCTGGCGGGTCGCAGCGCAGCAGGGATCTTGGCCCACTGCGCCGCACCAGAAACCAGATGGTCGCGCTCGGTCGACCCGTCTACGGTTTTGCGGCCCGCCCTGAACTCGGACTCGGCCCATTCGACGAGGTCGATGACGAGGCCCGCGTAAAATTTCCCCTATCAGCCGCAAACTCGTCGACTTGCTCCCTGATCCAAGTGACTTTGTCGTAGACCACCCGGGCGTTTTGCGCCGAGAACGGCAAGCCCAGCATCGAGCCGTCGAGCGCGACCAGCGACCAGCCGGCGGTCAATGCCACCAGAAGATCGGTCGCTTCCGCTTCCAACTCTTCCGGGGTCAACTTCCCCCTGCCTCGCATGTTCAACCGGCGGCGTTGGGTTTCCCGGTTATGCCGGCGGGCGATATCGGAGTCCGAGGAGTAAAGATCAACGTAGGCTTCCTCACCATTCGGCCCGCGGAGGGGCTGGCGGGTCTGGTAGTGAAGCAACGGCATTCGCTGCGGCTTTTCCACGTCGAGAGATAGCGCACTTAGCGCAGCGTCGATATCAGTCATAGGTGGCGGTCCTTCTGAGGGAAAGGCGCGCTTCGCAGCGGGCCGTTTTGGCGGGAAAAAGGGGACGCACCACCCGCCAGCGGCACGTCCCCCGGTAGCGCTACCATCCGCTTACGCGGACAGCCTCCTGTGGCGGCAGGAATGGTGACGAAAGACGGTTAGACCGCCTCGGTGTCGGTCATCATAATTGTGGTTTGCGGGACACCGACGGCGTTGCCCACATACTTCAACGCCGTGAAGGGCATCGTGAGCGTCTGCGCGCCCAAGCCGGTTACCGCGACGTCGGCGTCGGAGAACTTCACCCGCGGCAGGTAAATCGAAGTCGCCGCCGAACCTGGGTCGTTGGTCGTGGTCAGATACGCCAGGATATCCACCTCGTCTTCGTCGAGGAAATTCCTGACGAGGTCGAGGTCTTCCAGCATCGCAGTGACCTGTCCCGTGACCGCCGCGCTACCCAAAAACACTTCCGGCACGAAGTCCTGGCCCACGACCGCATCGGAACTGGGCGACAGCTCCATAGAGATATCAAGCCCGGTGACGACGCCGACCACGCTGCCGTTAACCCTCAACATGCCATTGACCGCGGCGAAAATGCCGGTGGTCGTCTCGGGGTCGGGCGAAGTGAAGAACGGTGCCGGAACGCTTGTCCCGGCATCGAAGACCTCCATGTCGCGACCCATCATCGTAAATTCGATGGTCGCCAAGCCCGACGCAGGCAAGCCAAGCTTGAACCCGCCGACCCGCACCTCGGTGAACAGACGGCTGACCCCGATATCTTCATGGAATGTCTCGATCGCGAACTTACGAGAGACGAACCCGCTGGATGGGATGATCAGGTTCGACCCGATTGTGTGGAGCGAGAAGGTCAGGCCGGCGGCCATCGTGGCTGGCGCAGGAAAGACCTTTACCGTGCTGTTGGTGACGCCACTAAAACCGACAGCGATGAAGTTGACGCCATTATTCGCCGCGCCGCCGCCGCTCAGCCCACCGAGCCGGAAGATGCTGCCAACGTGAAGCCCGAGCGCGACCGGATCGCCCCCGCCAAAATCCAGCGTCGACGCCGACGCATCAGCCGTGACGCTGGTCAGTTGCGTCTCGGTCAGCGATACCCCTGGCGTGGCGGTCCCGCGCGTCGCCGCCTCAAAGAAGTCGAAGTACGTCGCGGGGCTGAACTCTCCGGTGATCCCCCCGGTAACGCGACGGGTGCCATGCCGGAAATCCACGATCTGCCGATCGGAACGGATTTCGGTCGCCTGGTAGGTGTCCTTCGCGAGTTTTAGGGTCGAGGTCACGCGGCGAAGAACTTGCGCGCCGACTTGACCAGGGTCGGTCGCCGACACCGGCTGGGTGTTGGACTCGATCGCACCGTTTGCGTAGGGGAGGTACGCTACCCGTGCGCTTACGCCTTCAGCTAGAGACATAGTGGGCACTCCATCAAAGGGAGGGGCGCGTCTCACGACGGGCCGATTCGCCTTGCCCAAGGGCGTTTGAGTTAACCTCGCGCGGGCTTCACGCGAGGGTTAGGATGGGTGCGGCTGTGCGGGAGTGGCTCCCCAATTAAGCGCACAGACCGAGCGGGTTAGGAGCGCCGCGGCTCGGGCTGCGATCAGCCGATCAAGTCGAAAAACAGATCTACTTCGGCGGTCGCCCAGAAATAGTTGGTCACTTCCGATGGCAGGCCGATCGGCTTCAACATCGAACCGTCCCCCCCGGGATAGACCGTAGCCGTCGAGCAGGACACGTCAGCGTCGCGGTAGGAACGAAACAGCGATGCTGCCGTCTCGGCATAATCCGTCGCTGGAGCCAGCCCCCAGCCCCTCGGCACGAACACCCAGATGTCGAGACGTGCCGGGTTGCGGTATCGATTGCGATATCGACCGCCGCCGAACGAGGCCAGCTCGCCAGGCTCGGCCAAAAACTCGGTGTAGAGAAACGGTGCCGGCGTATCAGGTAGCGTGACGTTGCCCGCGCTGTCCTCGTCCTCGTTCTGCCAGCGCAATGGCGGCAGCGAATTCGCGGCTTCCAATCGCGCTCGCAAGATCGCGTAGGCTTGGCTGACCGTGGTCATAGCGGCTCGAAAAAGATGGCCGGCGCACGCACTTCAGTGCCGGCGATCTGCCTGCGCTTGCGCAGCGCGCCACCCTTGGCGATGTAATGGCTCGGCAACTTGCCCTTGATTTGATAGGCCTCGGGCATCGTGACGTAACCGTAGGCGATCCGCGCCGCGTTGGCGTATCGAGCGCCCAGCTTCTTGGCGACCCGCTCGTAGATGTGGTTCGGCACACTGATCAGGAAGTCGCGACCGCTCTCGGTTTTGCCGACCTCCAATCGGCGGGCATAGACCACCGGATTGGCGATATAGACGTCCTGGCCGATCGTTACCGGGGTGTTGTCCGGTGCCGGGCGTCCGTCGATGTACAACGAGTGGGAGTTCTTGTAGCGCCCCGAGTCGGCGGGTGAAGCGGCACGCAGCTCCTTCAGGAACTCCGAGATCATCTCTTGCAGATAGGTGTACTTGAAGACGATCGTTTGCTTGGCGTTGTCGATCGGTCCACCCGGCGGGTTATCGCCGACGCCCGTCCAGCTCGGCTTAAAGCCCGTCCGCTTCTGCTGCTCGTCGAGAACCTTCATGTTCTCGAGCTTCGCCTGCGAAACGAAAATCTGGCGGGCTTGCTCGTCGACCTGCTTCGCGACGATGGGGATCGTGCGCAGGAACGCGGTGAGCGCCACGACGCTATCCCTTCACCCGCAAATTGTACGCGATCAGCTCGGTCCCGACGCTCCGGGTGGCGTTGTCAGGGAAGCTGATGGTGAATTCTTTGCCCTGGAAGACCACCTTGTCCGACCCGGTGAGCGGCAGCGGGAACCCGGCGTTCTCCAGATCCTCGACCAGCACGACCGCGTGATAGACCAGCTCCTTCAGCTCACCGACCAACGGCTCCTGGCGCAGAGGATCGGCTCGGATCCAGGCTCGGCACTGCGCCTCGGTCACGGTGCGATCTGGCCCGGCCTTGCCGGTGTATCGGCGGATCGCGACGCTGTTGGTGAGAAAGCGTCGGTAGACCGATTTGGCGTACTCCGGGGTCATACGGTCCAGCGCTTGTAAGGGCTGAGCCAGCTACGAACCCCCGCGGGCGGCCCATCGGAGGTCGCCCCGGCGCCAGAATTCGGGTCGCCATACTGGACCGTGAGGACGTCGAAGACCGCTTCGGAACGGATCGAAGGATCGCGCCCACGCATGAGCCAACGAGCCGTCAGCCATTCGTTCGCCGCCGCCTGCAGATCGGCTGGGATCGGATCGTAGCCGGCGGTGTAATCCATCACGACCGCGGTGCCGCCCCAGCCTCCGTTGAGGCGGAAAGCGCGTCCGGTGTCGAGGTCGACCTCGAAGAGCGTAGGGTCGAGAACGCCGCCGTCGATCGTGACGCCGAGCAACGGGATCGGCGGCGTGCTGTCATCGAGCAGGATCGGGTATTGCTGCGCCCGCAACGGTTCGGCGTAGCTCCAGTAGAATTGGCTGAACTGGTCACGGTACGTCTGCTTCGGGAACAAGCGGTCGCAGTAGTTGGAAATCGCCGCCGACACAGCATTGATCTCGGCCTGGATAATATCGTCGTGGGATGTGTCTGACTCGGCTACGCCGAGCACGAGCTTGGCATCATCGAGGGTGATCAGCCCGGGATCGGTGGCGGGGGTTATCACCCGCGAGATCAGATAGCCGTTGCCCATTATCGGACCACCTGAGTGAGCACCGGATAGAAGTCACAGGTCGTGGTCGCGCCGTCCTCGGCGGTCAGCGTCAGCAGCCCCTGGTTGTCGATCGTCGCACTGACGATCCGCCCAGCCGGGCCGCGATGACCGGGCTCGCCGCGCGGTCCCTGCTCGCCGGGTTTCCCCGAGCGCCCTTGTGCGGCGAGCAGTTGCCAGTCTGGGCCTGGGCACTCGCCAGGATCGTTGGAGCGGGCCACGAACGAGGCGCCACCAGTGGCTACGATATCCAATGCCGAATAGCGCTTCTTCGCGTCGTAGGTGCCCCGCACAGCCAGCGAGCGCCCTTCGGCACCAGCCGTCGCGAGGCAGAGCCAGTCCGCGTGCGGCGGCGCTCGTCCGGTGTCGCACCGGGCCTGCCAGGTCGCTCCGTCGTGGCTGACAACAGTTCCCTCGTAGTGGACGCCGTCTTGCCACTGGACAACCACCGGCAGCTTGCCTTGCGGCCCTTCAGGCCCGCGGTCGCCGTCGCGGCCCGGCTGTCCCTGCTCACCCGGCGGCCCGCGCTCGCCTGGCTCACCGGGCGGTCCCACGAGCGGCAGCTTGGCCAAGGCGGCCTCGACCAAGCGCGTGATGGTCGCCTCATCGGGCGGCGGTCCTGGCGGTCCCTCGGGACCACGCTCACCCGGCTGTCCCACACCCGGCGGCCCAGGAAGCCCAGGATCACCCGGAGGACCGACGATGGCTTCACCGTCCTTACCGGGCAATCCCCGCTCCCCAGGCTCGCCGCGCGCCCCCTGCAAGCCGGTTTCCCCGCGCTCCCCCTTATCACCGGGATAACCCGGTGGTCCCTGGATACACTCGCCGGGCGGCCCGCGCTCGCCGGGCGGACCCTGCTCACCGTTCTGCAGCGTCGTCAGCCGGGTCACGACGTGCAGCTCCAGCTCGGCTTTCAGCGCCTGCAGCGCGGACATCTGCTCGCGCATTTCCGCCAAGGATGCCGCCACAGACAGCTTGACCTCGCGCTCGATCCGAGCAGCGATGGCACCAAGCAGCTCGCCCGCGACATCAAGCAGCGAGTCGGTGTCGGTCATAGGCGACGCGGAAAGCGGCGCGGAAGGCAGCACTCTGCTGCTGCTGTTCGTCTGCTGCATTTGGGTCGCCCGTATTAGTGCCTGTGCCGCCGCCATCGGCAGGAGCTGGCAGGGCTGGCGGCGTCGGTGAAGGCGGCTCCAATGCCGCGCCGTAGCTCAGCGGAACCACTTGCTGTTGCACCCGTGGCATGTCGCCGTAGCCGTCTTCGACAGCCGGCAAATCCTCGGAGGCCCGCGCCTCGTCGGGGCTGTAAATGCCCGAGATGACACCGCGCGCCAACGCCTCGATGCGCTCACGGTATGCGCTGCGCA